ATCATATTGACCAATCACCTTAATATAATCATTAGAAATTTTATCTAATGTAAGACCAACATCTTGATATTCATTATTAGCATCTAATACTAAAATAGTTTCACCTTCAATAAATGGTGCTGCCTCTTGAGTGAGTGTGAATGTAGGAAATTTCTTCTTATTAACAATAGAAGCAAAAGTTTGATTTGTTTTAGCAAGACCTGGATTATTTGCAATATCTTTTATATTAAATTCAAATTGATAAGGATTAAGACCCAATGCTGATGGTCTGCTTATATAAGTGTTAGTTACAGTAAAGAATCTATATCCATTATTTGCAGAGTTAAAAGTAGTTCCATATTCATTTTCAAATCCTTCTACAAAAATTTCATCACCTATTTTAAATGGATCTGTTGTAAATCCAACGATTGGAGTTCCTAAAGTAACTGTTACAATTCCACTTTGAGTATTTGTAACTATAGTATCACCAATTGCTACAGAAGTAACAGAAACACCATTGGTATTATCAACAGTTAATATTTCAGGAACATTTAATCCTTTTGGTGCAGATATAATATCAACACTTTCAATTGCTTGTGTTGATGGACTTACATTTGGTTGTAAGTATCCTGTAGTATTAACTTCTCTAGTAAGTTTATCAATTATGACTAATGTAGGATTAGCAACAAATCCTTGGCCACCACTAACAACATCTAAAGTCTTAAGTACACCATAATCTCTTAAAGAAATTACTGGAGATAATCTTGCTATGGGCAATAAAGTTTTATCTGAAGCATACTCAAAACCAATGTTATTAATCTTAACATCTTTTATTTGATTAGAAGTAGATGATCTAGGTAATACCTCACCATTTGCTCCTTGAGTAGAAGCAATACTTACAAATTTTGGCATTTGTTTGTATCCTACTCCAGCAAAATCTATCTTGATTTCACTTAAAGGTCCCCTTGCTGTTGGTGAATTTGTAGAATATTTAAAAGTATCTGTAGTTGAAGAATCATAGCGAAGAGATTCTGGTTTTTTATCTAATTGAATAGTAAAGGTAGTGGTTCCAATACCAGCAACTGCATATGAACCTTCATAATCACTATTAACATAAGTAACCCTAGATCCATTTTTAACATCAATATCAGATGTACTAATAAATCCAGATTTTTCTAGATTGTAGAATAAGTTAAATGGATTGTCTTTATTATATTTCAATGTAACAGTCGCTGTTACTCCACTACCTACAGTACCATCCCTAGCAATACTAATTACATTTGAACTTCCTATAGATACAAATTTATTAACAAAATCATGATCATGATATAAATTAAAGTCATATCCAGATAAAGATGTGTCTGAAACATCAAATACTAGATCATTATCTCTTACGACAGGAATTGGTGGATTTATTAAAGATAATTCCTGTGCAGTGCCACCAACAGATACTAAAGACTTAACTTGTGGTGGATAATTTATAGCATCATAATAGGTGTCTGTTAATTGAATCTTATTATCATCAATTCTATAAACAAAATATGATGAAGAAACAGTTAGTCCCTCAATTGCTGAAAAATCAGTAACACCAATACCAGTATCATAAAATACCTTACTACCAGTTTCAAAATGATGAGAATTTATAGTTAAAATATCTGTAGATGTATTAACACCAGAAGATGTAAACAATACAGGATTAACTAATAACTTTTCAGTTAATGCATTATATTTTAATGTAATTCCTGCTGAAGTACCAATACCAACTGATTGATCAGGTTTTAATGATAATTCAATAACATCATTACCTAAAAGATTATGATTTGTTGAAACTGAAACTGTTGTATCTATTTTTTCAACGGTTCCAGTTACTTGAGTAAAATTAGATTTGAAAATATATTCAAAACTATCAGTAGTAGCACTTAAGAAGAATAGTCCACCTGCGAGTGTTCCAGTTGTAGATCTTAAATCTGAAAGTTGAGTTGTTATTCCAATATAATCTTCGGATTTATTAATAGCATAAAGATTTTGACTAGTTCCAGAAATTGGTATACTATATCCAGAAACAACAGTTCCATTTGTTGAAACTCCAATATTACCACCACTAGCTGCTTTTGTAAGAGTTATTAATTGACCAGTCTTAAATGGATGCTTTGGTAAGTAAATACTTTGAGTAGGAACAGAGACTTGACTAGCAGTTTCTCCTACAGAAACATATACTGACGTGGATACTCCAGCAACTCCTCCTAAACCAAAAGACTGCTTGGGATTGAAGTAAACAATATCATCTAACTTAGAATCGAAGTAAGTAGTTTTTACTGGTAATGTAATTGATCTTGGTATTGTGGTAACTTCAGTAGAAAGTGTATGAGCAGTTCCAGTAATACCTCTCTTAACTCTTAAAATATTTCTATCTTCAAACTTATTAAGAACAGATAATGTTTCTGTACCTATACCAATAGTACTACCAACAGAAATTAAATCTGAAGTTCTACCAACGTAAATATCAGTTATAATTCCTGCTGTTCCATTTAAAGCAACTTCTTTATAAAGAATTGTATTTTCTGTAGTAATACCTAATACATGATTTCCTGCAAGATTTTGAATAGCGGTTGATAATCCAGAAACTATAATAGGAGTATTAAGTGCTAATTCATGAGGTTCTGTAAAGTATGCAGATATTGTATTAGAATCTTTCCATGTAAATTGAACACCAGTAAATGAAGTGTATGTAGTTTCAATAACAGATAACTCTGGACTATCTACAGATTTAACAACAGCAGTTAAACCATTTCCATTAGTTCCTGTATCATCAAAAACTAAACTATCACCAGCTTTGTAATTATCTCCAACTTTTATAATATCAAGAGATTCTACATCTCCCTGAGAAACTGCTTCTACAACTGAAGATTGTGTAACAATATCGTCCGATTGTACAAAATATGTGGATGAGAATTTATCAGATGATTTATATGGGAAAGTATTTCTAACTAAATCTGAAGAATTAAAATCAAATGATTGTGTAATTTTATCTTCTGCATCTAAAACTACAGGAAGTGACCTATAAGTATGTCCAATAAAATACGGGAAAACTGGTTCTAACTTTCCATTAGAAGCAGTATTGACACCCACAAAATAAGCATATACACCATCAGGGTATTGTGGTGTTATACAATATCTACCATTGTGCTCATCTAAATCACCAGAAGCATCATAAGAATAATCCTCTGCAAAAGTTCCTTCAGCAAAAGTTAATACTGCTGGTCTATTTTCAACTTTAGAAGAATCTAAACTATAACTTGGTCTTAAAAGACTAACATCAGAATTATCAAAAGCATCAGTATATCCATAAGGACCATATATTGGATTGCCATCATATGCCCACCCTATAATAGGCGAGTGACTGCCTGTAAGATCTCCAAAGTATTCTTTACCTACATCAGTAGAATAACCTACTACAGAGTATCTAAGACCATGTACAGACTGTGTTATAACCTCATCAGTATATCTTGCGTTATATGGTCTTGTTGATTGTATACCACATAATGATAATTTTCTAATATCTGTGTCAAATATAGCATTCTTTCCTGCAGGAATAACTTTTATAGAAGTTTTATCGGTACTAAATCCTGCTCCCCCATTAAGTATTACAGTATCAACTATTCTTAAGTAAGTATCCGATCCTACATTTCTATCAATAATAGGTCTTATCTTAGCACTAAATCCATCACCCTCTACAGATAAAACTGGAGTAGAATAATATTCATTTCCACCAGAATCAATTCTAACTTTTACAACTTTTCCATTTTCAATAATAGGAACTAAAGCTGGAGTGATATCCTTATCACTTCTACCAAGACCATTCTTTAATAGTATTTCTGGTCTATTGTGATAGTTTATGAGAGTAGAAGAACCGTATGATGTTCCCTTTTCATAAAGGAAAGCATCTATTATTTTTCCATCAATAACAGGAGTTAATTTAACAGTCTCAGTTGTTATGCCAGTAGAATATATAACTTCTGCAGTAATTGTAATATCTGGATAGTTAAATGTCTGATATCCAGATCCCTTAGTCGTAAATTTCGTATAATTATTTTGATCAAAGTTAGTTGTTGCAGTTCCACCTACTCCAGCATTTGCAATCCTAAATGAATTATCATTTAACTTAATTACCTTATATTCAATTGAAGTAGATAGTCCTGTAATATCAGTAGTTGTTCCACCAGAGTAAACTATAGATTCTCCATTCTTAAATCCATGATTTTCAAAAGTAATTGTATCAGTATAAGTGGAAATACCAGTAGACTTAACATAAATTTTTCTGTTTACATATTCATCACCTGGATCTACTACAGCAATAGAATTTAAAGTATTTTTAGCATTTTTAAGTGTAAACTTATGAGTTCCTGTTTTTGCTACATTAGTAAATCCTATTGTATTAATTCCAGCATTATAATCAGATTCATCTTTAAAAAGATAAACGCTACTTATACCAAGAACTTGAGGATAGTATACAGCACCATCTTCTAATGTTTCATAATCAGCAGCATCACTTCCTTTAAAGGTACCAATACCCAACGCAGGAAAACCATTTCTATTGTAAACTAATGGTTGACCACTTTCTAAATTATGATCATTTGAAAATCTAAGAGTTTCGTTAACAGTATCAACATCACCACCATTCCCTATAAGTCTACCATCAAATTCTAATGTTCTGTTCCTTTTTTTAAGTATTGGTCTTAAAACACTATTACCACTATTACCACCAGTAATTTTTACTGAAAGAACATCTTCAATATCAAAATTTTGTGGATCGACTAAAATTTCTCTAAGATGTCCAGATATAACTGGACGAACCAAAGCAGTTGTTCCAGATCCTGCTTTAATTTCTAATGAAGGTGGATTAAGTATATCATATCCTTCACCACCAGTAACAACAGAAAACTTCTCTAATGGACCATAGAAAACACTATCAGATGATTTATAATTTTCAATTTCTACACCATTAATCATCATTCCCACAGGACCAGGAAGAGTCTTTGTATCTTCTCCCGTTTTTAAATTATATGATACTGGGAATTTTTTAAGTAATTCTTGAGATTGAAGTTGTTGGTTATAATGTCTTAATAGAGTAAATGTATGATCTACAAATACTGAACCTGTAATATCCTTAACAGTAAATTCAACACTAGTGCTAGAAGGATTTGCTAAGAAAGCTGCTGATGAATATAATTTAATTTTATTAAAATCTACATTTTGTATAAAGTATACTCCTTCAGAAAGTCCTTCAAGAGCATTTGTACCATCAATGGTTCCTGGAGTATAATATACTTCATCACCAGTTATGAAAGGAATATTAGATTCGCTAAAAGATATTATTGAATACTTTCTTGTAGTTGAATTATATCCCTGAATTGTATCTCCTACAATCGCACTAGAAATTCCAACTTTAGCAAGACTCTTTGTAATAGCATAAGAAGGTAATCCATTAGTGGCAACGTATAAAAATTCTTCGTTTTCATCATATACATTTTGAATATCTGCAGTTAATGAATTATTTCCATATTTAAAACTAACATCGGACGTAGAATATGCTTTATTCAATACTCTTCTTACATTATAATCTTTACCATTTTCTGCAACGAATGAATCAGACAAAGAAATATCATAACCATCAGCAGATATAGTATTGACCGTAGCGGTCACATCTCCACCAATAAATTCAATAGCCTTTTGTTGAATTAATGGATTACTATTTCTCTCTACAATCTCAACAGTATCACCAACTTTTAGACTTGAAGTATAAGATCTTGATTTTAATTTAAATTCACCAACATTACCTACAATAGTATCCACTATTTCAGATATAGTAGATGTATTATAAATCCAAGAATTTGCTTGAATTTCTTTATTGGATAAATCATTATTTTCTATTCTTTCACCAATACTCTTAACCAGTATTGTTTCACCTTCTAAAGATAATCTATTTTGAGAATTTGAAATAAAATCAGATAAAACTCCAGTAATTCTTAATTCAATTTTTTCATTTGCAGTATCACCACCCTCATATCCATAGATAGTCTCTTCTGATCTTAAATTATCACCATATGCAATTGCAGTTTGAATAGATTGTGTGCCTGTGGTAGAAATTCCTATAAATTGGTTAATTGTTTTATCAGAGTAAACAATATTAGTATTAATACCAGATACAACAACTCCAGTAGCACCAAAACCTATTGTAGAATCTACTGTTATGACAGATGCTCCTACACCAACATCACCTATGACTTTTGTTTTTCCTGGAACACCAAAAGTTCCAGTAACAAATTCTTCATCATCATATCCAACAAAAATATCTAAAGCATAATATTCAGCATCACCAGCTCCAGATATACCCGTTACAATCTCAACCTCAGAGATTGAAGCACTGGTTTGAGTATCAGTAGATTTAAATATAGTTTGACCTGTTAATTTTACAGGATCTCCCGATATTTTTTCAGCAACTATTCTTTCACGTCTAATATATTTTGCTGAAGAGGGTTTTATTAGAAATTCTTCTAGGTCAATAATTTTTGGATCAGCACCATATAATACTTGAAAGAGTATTCTAAAGGATTCTTCAGTTCCTTTTGCTTCATAAAATGTTCTCGCTTCCTTAATAAAGTTACTAACATCTAAATTAGAAACAAAATCTACACTTTCTAATCCAGGAGTTAAAGTAACTTTAAGTTTTTTATAAAATTCTTGTAAAAATAGAGAACTTAAATTAACAACAACAGCATCATTCTCATGTGTCGCAGTACTAGATGTAGAGAAAACTAACTCACCTGGAGCATTTTCAGCATGATATGTAGTTATTCCACTAAATCCACGAACACATCCAGTAAAACTATTGGTTGTTAATCCAGTATATGTAACAATTTCATCATCAATCTTAAAAAGACCATATTGATCAGGAAATCCTTTAGTACTATCAACGTTAATAGTAGTAGCATCTGTAGTAATACCTGCAGAAAGAGCAGTTCTTCCTGTTATTACCTCTGGAGTTAGGTTATCTAACTTTAAATATTGATCTAAATTATCACTAATATCGACTGGACCACCACGATACTCTTGTCCAATATAATATTGCTTTAAAAAATCAGCAGTCTTAGGACTTTCAGATAATATAAACTCTGGAAGTTGATTATCAATTAATTGCTGAACTTGTACTCTCTTATCAATACCTGTTGTGATCATATTATTCTCTTGTTAATTCCCCATTGTTATAACTTGATGTAACATTATATCCAAGACCAGATATTTGTTCTCCAGATGTAATTGTATCCTTAACCATATTTATCGAACTAGTTGCAATGCCAAATTTCAGATATAAATCCTGAAGACCTATAACATCGTTAGATTCGGGAAATGCCTGAACTTCAATAATATTATTTTCTTTTTCAGTGGATATTATATTAATAGTAGTAAGATTTATTTCACCTTTTACATAATCTACTGTACCTGCATTCGCTACAATCACTACTTTTGATTGATCTGTTATATCTTCCCTTACAATTTCAATTGTTCCTGTTTTTTTGTCTGAATCTGGAACATCTGTAAGATAAACTGTGTCAGTTAAACCCAAAACCTTAAATCCAGTGCTTTTTATGTTAAATCCACCTGGTTTTACATTAAATTGGTTACCAAAACACAATTCATACTGTGCAAATTGATTTACAAGAGCATTTAAGTTTCTTCTCATCCGTATTCTTGTAATATTGGATGTTATTGCATCACTAATATCGTCAATAACTGTCAAAACCTTACTATACTTAAATCTTCCTCCAAATTTGTTAAGATCAATGGAATTTGAGTAAGTTGTAAGTCCCTGAATGACTTCTGATCTCAAACCATTAACACTTTCAACCTTAGAAGAGTTATAATAGATGTATGATTCTGCCTCAATATACAAAACTTTCAAATCTAGGATTTTTTGGTTGATTCCAGTCAAAGAATATTGCTTCAAATCGGAAAGTATCTGATTTTTATCAAAATCGGACACATAATCTCCATTTTTTGGTTTAATTGTAAGGAAAACACTTCCAAATTCAGGTGGATCCATCTCTTCACCCCCAACTACAGAAACACTTTCAGTATTTGGGTAAATTTGTTGAATAATTGTCTCATAATCTCTTGATGTAACTGCTCTGTACTGTGCCGAATACAGTCTAGGAGCATAGTATTTGATAGAATCAAGGGATTCTATATCTCCACCGTTACTTGCACGTGAAACCGTGTTTACTGAGGGTGCCGAAGTAGGAGAAATGCTATTATTATTGGCATCTTCTATACTTCCAGAGAAAGTAAAGTTACTTGGACCATCTCCTTCTTTACCATCAGTAATAATATACTGTACAGTGACCTTTGCTTCGTTTTCTAACTTCTTACCAAAGATACCATCACCAAAAAGTAGTTCATATCTCTCATCTTGTACCTCTTGTATCAAGTATATTTCTGAATTTTTGTCAATATTTAAAATATTATCAACTTTGTTATACAAAACACCCTTTCCTGTACGATATACACCAGATGAAATAGGTGTATTGATGTATACAACGATTGTAGAGGTATCAATATAGGAATTATCTAATATAAACCTTTGATCAATTGACCCATCAACAATAAATTCCTTTGAAAGATAGGTTCCTTGGTATACTGTAATTGGATTAACACTAGTTCCAAAGTTAGCCACATTGGATACAAGGGATGCTTCTATATCATCAGGTATAGAAAAA